CGCGGCGATCGGACTGCGCCAGCATCAGGAACAAGTCCTCGTAGAACGAGCGCCGGACCATCATCCGGACGTCCTGGATGTCGGCGGTCAGGTCGGCGACCGACAGGCTGACCTCGTGCGCCGGACGGAAACCCTGCTGCCCCTCGCGGACGTCGACGTAGGTGATGTCGGCGGGCAGGATCGACGCCTTCTGATTCCGCAGCGCGGTCGGCGCGGTCATCGGCGGATTGACCATCTTCTCGACGGCCTGCGACTTGCGCTTGACCATGACCTGCAATTGCTTCACGTCGCCGAGCGAGGTCATGCCAGGGCAGTCCGTGCCGTAGATGTCCTCGCCGGTCACGTCCCACCGCGGCCCTAGGATCGGGAACTCGTTGTAGCCGGACTCGCGCAGGAATTTCCCCTCGCGACTCTCGCCCTTCTCGAACGTGCAGGACGCAAACCGCATCGCCGACTCTTTGTCGAGCGGGCGGCGCGGATCGTAATAGTCGTTCGGCATGATCACGCGGCAGACCTCGACGGTCTGCTCATACTGCGCGCGGTCCCACATATTGCGGACCGTCTGCGAGATGTTCGTCCAGTCGATCATGTTGGTCTGTTTGTCCAGACCGAAGTCGTAGACGATCTGCCGGACGGTCATCGGCCACTCGCGCACGAACTGGTCGACGATCTGCCGGTTCGACACGCCGAAGGCATAGCTGCCGATCGGATACGAGTAGCAGCGGAACAGTTCGTCGTCGTCCTCGAACACGCCCATCGCCGCGGTCGCGAACACGCCCATGTCGCCGTAGACGGTCGGCAGCACGTTGTAGAGGTTCGAGCGCTGGAACACGGTCAGCATGCGCTGCGTGACGACGTGCAGCCATTCCTTGACAGCGCCGAACTCGGCGAGGTCCGGATCAGGCGTCGTCAGCTTCATCCACGGACGAGCAGGCGACGTGATCCCGGCGTGCATGCCGGAGCGCAGCGTGCGTGCGGCGAACGTCGCCGTCGAGTCGATGATGTTCTGGTTGCGCCGGTCGCCCTTGTTGCGGTCCGTGATCAGGAACCGGGCGCGGCGCGGCATGATGTAGTCGCCGAGCAGACGCCAGTGCGGATCGAACGTCGACCGCTCGTTCCACGACGTAGCGCGAATCTGCTCGTAGACCTGGCGCTTCGTCAGGCCCGGCGAGCGATATGGCGACTGTTTATCGGCCACAGGTCAGTATCCGAGGAGCGTGCTTTTCTGCTGCGGCTGACTGGTCTGAATCTCGCCGAGACCTTGCGGCCCGGTGAGCATCGTGCCCTCGCGACCGCCAGACGCCGCTGCCGTGCGCCGCTGCTGCTGCTGTTTCTTGCGCGCCTCGGCGTCGGCCTTCGCGGGATCGGCCTTCGCATCTTCCGGCAGTTGCGGCGTGCCGGGATTCGGGATGTCAGGTGCCATCGCCTTCTGCATAACGCTTCCGGCCAGCAGCCCGCCAACAACAATCGCAGCAGTTCCGCCCATGTCTCAGCCCTTTCGGTCCAGTCGTTTCACGTAGACGCGCTCGACAGGTTCGTAGCCGAGGAACCCGAGGATGCGCCCGAGCGCCGGATGCGCGTCCTTGACGTGGTGATAGACGCACTGCACGCCCTCGATCGCCAGTTGCGCGTCGGCGAACTCGACGAGGCGCAGGCCGGTGCGACCGGCGCGGTAGTCCGGATGCAGGTAGAGGACGTCCTGCTTTGCCTGCTTGCTTGCCTGGTAGTGCGGATTCGAACCGACGAAGTAGCACGCATACCCGACCAGCCTGTCGCCGTCGCGCGCCGTGTAGACGCGCAGGCGATCGCTGACATCGGCATTGCAGTAGAGGCGAACGTCGACGTCGAGCAGGATGTCCTGGAAGTGCGCGATCTCCTGCCGGTGCTGCTCAAGCAGGGGTAAGGCGTCGTCGAACGCATCGGTAAACCGTTCACGCTGAAACCTCACGGAGCGCATTTGCGGCGGATTATGCGCGCCCCGCAAAACCGATGTCAAATCAACATCATGCGGCACGACCCTCGAAGGTCATGCGAGGTAATCAGATAAATCAGAACGTCACGGATCACCAAGTTCGAGCAGCCTTTTCTTCGCCAGTTCGAGCAACCAAAGGCACTCCGGACCAGACGGATCGTTCGACGCGAAGTAAAACCCGCCATCAGGTTCCCACCCAATAACGACAACGCTGGACAGATTGGCCTCGCCCGCCTCGCGGATCACGCGCTCAACCGGGATCGGCAGCGTCGTCACGCATTCAAGTTCGACAACGTTATCGTTCATATCCCATCCCGATACGGATCGAAGTCATGCAGCGCGCGGCCCTCGTCCTGCGTCTCGCGGAACGGATCGAACTCGGCGCGAGCGCGGCCATCGCTGCGCTGCCCCGGCAGGCGCAGGTTCGCCGGCATGTCCGGCTCGGCGAACGTCAGCGCCAGCGCGTCGGCGTAGTTCGGCGATCTGCCGAGGCGGACCTTGATCTGGTCCTTCTCCTCAAGGATCAGTTTGCCAGCGCGGAACGTGTAGGTCGGCGTCACCAGTTCGGCAACGAGTTCCGGCACGTTCGGCAGCGCACCGCCACGCTTGACCCACTCGGCCATCGTGAACCACATCTCGGCGCGCTTGTTGTAGAACCGCGGATCAATCGCCTTGCCCGCGAAGTTGATGCCGACCGGCGCATGACCGCCTTGGATCAGGTAGTCGATCGCGCCGGCAGCGTAGCCCCCGGTGTCGTCGAAGAACTCACGCTCGCTGCCCCATCGGTTTTTTGCCAGCACGACGCGAGCGGCGATGTCGTTGCTGCGTGCGTTCCGCATGTCGACCGGCCTGAACGCCATGAGACCCTGCCGCGGGAAGATCACCCACTTGTCATCGCCGAAGCGCGCAGCGTCGATGCCGAGGCGCTTCTGCGCCCACTCAAAGGCATCCGGCTTGTAATCGCGCTTCATCGCGGCGGCGACCTCGTCAGGTCCGAGCAGCGTGTTCAGCGACGTCGGCGGGAACATGCCGAGGATGTAGGACATGACCCACGGATTGTCGCGACCGTAGGTTCTGATCTGCTCGCGCGCCCAGGCGATGTCGATCCGCGGCGAGCGGTCAGGATCGTCGGGATCGCCAGTGATGCGGATCACAGTCCACATATGCGCCAGCGCGGTCGCGGCAGCGTAGAGCATGCCGTCGAGCGACGTCGGGTTCCCGGCTTGCAGCAGCTTCCCGAACTTCGGCCCGGTCGACAGCGCCTGCTCGCCAGCCTTGAGCACGGTCGGCGGAACGTCGCCGCTCTCGTCGACCATGCCGAGGACATACTTCGAGTGCAGGCCGGACAGCGTTCGGCCCTGCTCCTCCGGGTTCGCCGACTTCGACCACGAGCGCGCCGACATGAACCACGTCTCCGGATGATCGGTCGCGAAGATGCGTTCCTTCGTCCAGGTGAACGCGGTTTTAAGGAACTCGCTGCGTCCCTGCCACTTGGCGAACTCAGGCCAAAGGTTGTCTTTCAGGTTGTCCTGCGTGACCGAGACGGCAGCGCCCTTCGGATGATCGTCGCGGTCGCCGTAGCAGGCGAGGAAGTTCCAGCCGCACCAGGCTAGCACCGCGGTCTTGCCGGGGCCAGCGCACGCCTGCATGCTGATCCGCTGCTGCTGCGGCTCCATGCTCGGGAAGGCTTCGAGCGCCTTGCGCTGCCAGGCGTCCGGCTGCTCGCCGAAGTTCTCCCACACGAACAGGCAGGGATTCTCGCGCCATGCCTTGATGCGCTGGCGTGCTGCCGCGATCCGGCTGTCAGTCATCGCCAGCCACCAGGTCTGCCAGCGTCACCTTGCCGCCGTGCTCGACCTTGTCGGTCAGCATCTTCAACGAGCGCGCCAGCGTCTCGACGGACTTGTTGCGGTCCCACAGCTTGACCTTCGTCACCACGCCGATCTGCCTGCGGTCGTCGCCGCGGCCATCGAACAGCTCCTCGACCTCGATCGAGGCGATCGCGCGCCGGATCGACTCCGGCATGTCGTGAACCTTGAGCAGCGTGTTCGTCTCCTTGTCGTAGGCTTGCGAGATGTCCGTGTCCGCCATCGCCAGCAGCGCGCGGTTCACGACCTCGCGATTGTGCTCCTTGCGCCGGTCGACGGCAGCAGCGTAGCGCTCGCGCCGCTCCTTCTCGCGCTCGATCCACACACTGACCGTCTGGAAATGCAGGTCATGCTCGCGACAGAACGCGGTCAGCGTCCCGCCGCCAGCGATGAACTCGCATATCACGTCGATCGCGTTCGGGTAGTCGAGCAGCGTGCGCGCGTTCGTCTTGCGCTGGTTCCGGACCGGATTGCCTGGCATCAGCGTCTCCGGTGGACGCCGCGCGTGATCGCCAGAGGTCTCGCGCCAAGGTATTCGGCCAGCGTCGGGATTTCAATGGGTGACGAGCGGCGCTTCTGGCGCTCGGCATACCAGTCCCGCGCATACTGCCGGCGACGACGGACTTCATCGCTGACTTCGTCGTCCGGCATGCGAGGCCGGTGATCCTCGACGCCGACGCTGGCGTAGCCACGGACGAAGCGCGCGCCTTTCGGCTCGGGCGGCGTCTGAGGCC